TCAAGTCCTACGCAACTACCTGTATGTTCGTATTCTTGAACTTCTACATCGCAGCATACAGACACAAAATACTTATTTGTGTTCGTCCGCTTAATAGTTAAGTTGCGGATTTTCTTGATTTTAGACAAATCCAGGTTCTTGTAATTTCTAAACCTAACCCACTTGATTACAGGTATGAATATCTTGCTGTCCTTGAACAGTCTATCGGGTGTATTAGGCATTGAAGTGTTATGATACTTACCTGCGTGAGTCTTTTTCTTGAATTTAGGAAAGCCTATATCCCCACCCTTCTTCAAGGATTTATACCAATTCTTGAACGCCCGTTCTAGTTCTATTTTAGCATAGTTTAGGCATTGGCTATCTACTTCTTTCATCCAAGGGTAGAAGTCTTTGAGCGAACTCCAATTCGGACTGAAATTCTTAACCCCATAATCACGATACAAGGTAATCTTCGTATTTAACATAGCATTATAGGCTACACGTTCAGCACCGATGCACTTATTAAAGAACACCGCTTGTGCTTTCGTAGGGTTTAGTCTTAACTCTATGCCTTTTGTAACTACCATAAAACAAAAATCCTGTCGCTAATTACGGTAACGACAGGATAACACCCTTGCGGGTATTTTTGAAACTCAACTGTATTGTCGGAACCGTAATTTCCTGCCATAAATATACATAAACCTTTCAAGAAATACAAGTAGATTTTAATAAACTTTTATGCACCATAGTCTAGTAAGCGAACGTGTGTAAAAGGTATTTGGACAGGTCTTCGTTTTCGGCAACATTCTCTTTATGCAGAATGCCCTTTTTACACAGGACCCGATAGGTGTTGAACGACAGGCTGTGGCGTTCTTCAAAAAGCCTGCTTGCCTTTTCAAAACTGCTTTCGCCCCTGTGGACCTTGTTCTTACGCAAGGACGGGTTGTTAATGATTGTAGGCATCTTGCCGTCCACGTAGTTCTTCAACATTCCACGCAGACCCCTCCAGGCGTTTTCTACACGAGAGCGGGACCAACCCTTTTCCTTGTAGAACTTGTTGTAGATATAGGACGGGGAAAGTATTCCACGGGCTTTCTGCTTTGCGAACGACAGGTTCTTACGGGGTTCACGTTCAAGGCGACCCTCGCAGAAATCCTTGAACACCTGCAAGGAATCGCCACGCAGGGCACGGATATAGGGCAGCATAGCCTTGGGGTAGTCGTGCCCGTCTGCTGTCCCGTCGGAAAGTTTCTTGCTGTAATCTTCCAGGATATACCCGCAAGTCACGTCGGAAAGTTCAATCGGGTCATCGTCGGGTTCACGCTTCACGTTATCCGCAATTTCCTGCAACAGCATAATGTTCGTTGCTGTGTTGTCTTCGGAACACTGCGGTTTCACAGACTTTCTCGCCCACACACGCTTACGCTTGACGGCAGTTTCGGTCTTCTTCGGCTTTTCCGTTTTAATAAGGCACGGACCCCTGGTAGCCTTTTTCACAAGAGCGGAAATGTCTTGGAGTTTATTACGCAGCCAGGTTTCAAATGAAGCCTTGCTAGGGTGTTCGGGGTCGTAGGTCACACAGGCTTGACAGAAAAGCAACTGTGCTTGGAGCAATAAATCGTCAGCCAGGTCGGGGCATTGATAGGCGTATTTGTTGACTACGCTAGTGATTACCCCTGCATATTGGAAATACAGTTCTTCGGTCGGTTTCAAGGGTCGGGGTTCCTCGGTTTAACAGGTTCGGTTTACAGGTTGTAGTATAAATCTAACAAATTACCAACATTTTGGCAACAGATTTATGGCATAAAATTATTTACTTTCCGTGTCTTCGTCGTTAAACGCAGCAGCCTGCTCACGCAGGATTCTGTATGCTTCGTCGGGAGTGACGACACGGATAGGCGGTCCGCTGCGTTTAACCATACCACGGAACGGACGGCAATCGTGCCCGTAGTCCTGCAAGGTCCAGGGGTTGTGCCCCTGCTTTACAGGGTCTTTCGTGAGTTCCAAGAACAATTCCCACTGCATCGGGTAGATGGTCCTATAACGAACCCTGCCGTCCGATACAAGCGTGTAATGGACGACTACGCAATCCAGGTTAGGTTCCAGGCGAATATCCATAATATCTATGGAGTGGTCGCAGAACATATTTTTAACGTCTTCCTTGTGGGCTATATAGGTAGCCAACACGTCCAGGACGTTGTAATGGTTGAAAAGGGTATCGTGTAGGTTATAGATGAATGCTTTGTCGGGAGTAGCCATAAGAGTTCCTTAAATGCGACTGAAAGTCCCGCTGACAAGCGTATCGCCACGATTGGCGATAACGTTATGAATATGGTGCCACCTGGCGATAGCCCTGCGGTAAGCAGCCTGGATAGTCGTGTCAAAGTCGTCCACGGGGTAAATATCTTCCGTGGTGCGGGGTTCGGTGGACCCGTTAGGAATGCGGGTAATCGTGATTTTGAAAGCGGGAGTAGGCATTAGTCTTCCTTCTTTTCGTAGATGGACTTCACAAGGATAGTCAAATAGTTTATATCGGCATCCCCGTCAGTTCGGTTAATTCGGATAATGACCCCGTTAAGGGTTCGCCAATACTTCAATTCCACGCTATACCCGCAACTTACCGTAATGGATTGGTTTTGATAGTGCATCCCCGATACGCCTGCGGGAGAGGGGCTAAACAGGTTCAAGCCCCCCGTAATAAGTTTCATAATTTCACTCTTGGCTGCGGAAATCTTGTCAAGGTATTCGCCTATTTCCATTTCCAACACAGTGGACAGCGACGTTTCATTGTCGCAAACCTTACACCACATATCTTCGGGGGGTGTGTTCTGCTTGTTAGACTTGCGATAGAACGTGACGATTGCTTGCTTAAAGACAAAGGTTGTATCTGCCATAGAGTTATCCTCGGTAAAGGGTTAAAATTAAAGGGACCAGGTGGGAATTTGCTTGCCGTTCTTGAACACTTCAATGCTGCGGACAATGAACATTCCCTTGTAGGTGTTGAGAGTGCTGCGGACCTGCTTCATATACTTATAATTGAAGACAGACGGCTTTTCGTCGTGGATATAGTTCACACGGACTTCGTAGCATTCTTTCCTGTTGCGGGGCTTGTGTTCCTTGGACATATAGATTGTCAAGCCGTCAATGCCGTCGGCAATCTGTTCGTCGGTATATTCACGCCAATCCCATTTCGTGCAGTTGGTGGATTCAATGATATAATCAAAAGACTTCTTCGTGAGAACCTTGCGATTGTCAACCTTGAAGCCGTTATTACGCAGGTCACGGATAAATTGTGCCTTTGTCGGGTAGTCACGTTCAATGTGCTGTAAAGCACCCGTATCGTCCTTGACAGAAGCCTTGAAAATCATTGTTATACCTCGGTTGTAGTGAGTGGTTGTTCTCTTTACACTCTAAATATAACTAATTACCTAGTATCTGTCAATAGGAAAAATAAAAAATTTTTATAAAATGAAAGCGGGCAGGTCGTTGCAATCAACCTGCCCTACCACAAAAGCGACCCTACTCTTTTCGTTGGGGCTATTCTGCACTTCAATCTAGTGCAACGCCCCGTGGGGAACTTCCCCCGCAAGAGTCCTACAGGTCACTTGCGATTAGCCACGGTTGCGGTTCCCGTGAAGCCCCTGGACCGACGGGAGCCGTATCGGAGCGTTTTTAATTAGGCAACCGCACAACCTCCCAGGTTCGTTTCGCCACCTGTGGCGTTTAGTAGCGGGGGCAGGACTTGAACGCTGCGACCTCTTGGTTATGAGCCAAGCGAGATACCAACTTCTCTACCCCGCAAAAATTTAACAGCACCCGCTAGAACCGACCTAGTAGCCGAAAAAGGGAACTTCCTACTACGGGCTTCGGAATCTATTACCAATTTCGGACAGCACAATCCTTTTGCAAAAGTCTTGTCATTTATGGCGAAGGTCCACCCTTATCGGCAAGCAGGACGTTTGCAACCACCCTACCCGCCTATCCACCCAGGTGCCGTAATTATAATATAGAAAGATAGCGTCAAATTTGAAAATAGCCTGGGGCTATGTCAGCGTGTTATGGTATGCGTCATAGTCCGTTTGCTGCTCACGTGCGAACGCCACCAGGTCTGCTTCGGCTATCACGTTGTTGTCAACGTCGGCAGACCCGTTCTTTGCTTCCCACTTGCCGTCCCCGACGGGGTGCAGGTAGTAATAGAACGTCATACTGTCGCAGTCGTCAAAGTAATAGACCACAATATCGTCACGGGTTTCGTCCGTCACGCAGTCGCCCAGGAACGTTTCAGCGTCTTCTACGTCAAGACCTGCATCTTTCAAAAGGGCAATTACTTTTTTGGTTTCGTCTTTCATTGTCATACTCCAATGTTGCCATAGATATAAAAAGGACCTGTAAGTTTCTTCAAGCGGGCGTTAGCCTTGTCGCAGTATTCCTTGTTCGTTTCAAACCCGATAAACTTTCGCTTTTCCATAACAGCAGCCACGGCTGTCGTTCCGCTCCCCATACAATTATCCAAGATTGTAGCACCCACGTTGGAATAGGTTCGGATTAGGTATCGCAACAGGTCCACAGGTTTCTGCGTCGGGTGCATATCCTTTTCCCACACAGAATTGAACGGCAGAATGCTTTGAGAATGGCGGGTCCCGTCGTCCGCTTTCCTGGTCATTGTTCCCGTGTAATGTTCGCTATTGTAAATCGCATTGTTAATGCTCTTACGCTTGTCAATGTATTTGGGGTCCACATTGAACTTCTGTTCGTTGAACACAGGCTGCTTCTTATAGAACACGTCAATGTTTTCGTGTATTGCTGCGGGCTGTTTGCCCAACTGCATATTGTTGCTGTGGCGGGTCTTTTCCCAAATCAATTCGTATCTAAACATTTCCAGGTTAGACAGGACAAGCCGACTTGTGAACGGCTGTTTTGAGAATAGCAGGATAGGTGCGTCTTCACGGGCGATACGCTTATACTGCTCCCACAGGGGTTCAAAGGGGATAACAGAATCCCATTCACACGCAGTAGTCCCATACGGCAGGTCACAGATAATGCAGTCCACGCTGTTGTCGGGTATTTCCTGCATACCCACCAGGCAGTCCATATTGTAAATCCTATTGAGTTGCATTTACACCCCAATGTTGCCGAACAGGTAGAATGGTCCCGTCAAGTCCCGCAGACGCTTGTTCGCCTTTGCGTGGATTTTCGGGTCCTTCTCAAACCCGATAAACTTACGCTTTTCCCACACGCAGGCTTCGGCAGTTGTCCCGCTGCCCATAAACGGGTCCAGGACCACATCGCCAGGTTGCGAACAAAGCGTGACGAACTTTCGGAAAATTGAAACGGGCTTCTGCGTAGGGTGTATCTTGTCAACTACCCGCTTGTCGTGCAGGACCTTGTTATAGACTTCGTTGTTGTTGACCCTGTTCAAGCCCGTCCCGAAGTCATACACACGGACCACATATTCCGTATTCATAGAAAAGCGGTTTTTGTTAATGATAGACAAGGGCTTTTCCCATACCAGGATATTGTAGTGAAGTCCACGCTTGCGGGCTTCCATTCCGTAGATAGGGACCTGTTCTTCGCAGCAGAAGAAAAACATATTGACTTTCTTCATTTTCGGGATAACAGCGTCGTAAAGCGTCGCAATATCTTCTTCCCCGAACCTGCCCATTTCGGATTTCATCATACTAAAATCGTTATACAATTCGGAATTGGCATAGACGCTGTTCTTGCCTAGAACGTCGGAGTGATACCAATTACTATTGTCAAACAGATACGGGGGGTCAGTCACTACAAGGTCAATGCTCTTGTCTTCAATGCCCTTAATCCCGTCCAGGTAATCCTGGTTATAAATGCGGTTCAAGTCCATTTACACCCCAATGTTGCCGAACAGGTAGAACGGACCCGTAAGGTGTCGCAGACGTTTGTTGGCAACGTCGTAGTATTCTTTACACAATTCGGTCCCGATAAACTTTCGTCCTTCCAACACGGCTGCTTCTGCGGTGGTTCCGCTACCAATGCAGGGGTCAAACACAATGTCCCCGTGATTGGAACTAGCCCTTACAAGCCGTCTAAACAATTCCAGGGGCTTTTCAGTGGGGTGTCGCTTACTAGACCCACAGGGAAGTCGCCACACGGGGGATTGGCAGAACTCATTGAACGTGGCGTTGGACTTACGCATAAACACGCAGCATTCCACCGAAGACAGCCACAGGTGTTGCCCGTTCATAGGCGATGGGTTAGTCTTTTCCCAAATGCAAAGGCGGGTAGAAAGACCCTTGTCAACGCCCGCTTTACGCAGCGTAGAAACCTGTTCGGTTCCACAAAAGATATAAATGCTTCCCTTACAGATACGGATTACTTCATCCATAAATTTTCCCAGGGGGAACGTAAGCACGTCGGCAGTGTCCTTGTTAATGTGACGCAGCCCGCCCTCTTCCCTGTCGGAACATTCGTCATACGGAATATCTGTAAGAACCAAATCCACGCAGTTGTCTTCAAGCCTGGACATATATTCCAGGCAATCCATATTATAGAGTTTGTTCAATTCCACGTTTATACTTTTCCTTGTCGCTCAAAGTTTCAAGCATAGTAATCGGTAAGGTAGCCAACGCTGCAAGTGCCCAGGACACTTCTTCTTTCGTGATTTCGCCCGACTCAACCATTTTACGTGCAGAATCCATAGGTGTGCGTGTTTTCACGATAGCGTTCAATTTTTTCCAAAATTGTAGAATATCCATAAATCCTTAAAATAAAAGTAGCGGGGCACCACACCCCACTACTACAAATATAGGTAGATAACGGCTTTTTAGGCTGTTGCTTCTGCGGGTTCTTCGGCAGGTTCGGCTGTCGCAGTGACCCCGTAGTTGTTACCGTATTTGGCGGGACGCTTTGTTGCCACAGCGTCTTCGTGTTCTTCCCATTTCGCCCTCACACGCTCCGTGAGTTCTTTCGCCATTTCGGGATTGTCCTCACAAAGTTTAATGAGTTCGTCACGGGTAAATTCTTCGCCAAATTCGTCGTCAAAGTTAGCCTTGCGTTCGGGGTCTTCGGTAGCCCACCCGATAATCCAATCCACAGACAGGTTATTGTTCCCGTCGGTTTCTTTCTTGTCAGCCTTGCAGTCTGCCATCCAATTATTCTTTTCAAGCCACGCTTTAAGGTTCACAAGGGACTTCTTCTTTGCGTTGGCACTCCAAGCAATAGCGTTAGCAGCCTTTGTCAGCAATTCGCCCTTGTCGCTTCGCAGGTCAAACAGGTAGTCAATGTTTGACCCGATATTATCAATTCCGTAGTCAAAGTAGGCGGTATAGATAATTTCACGGAACGGGCGGGGTGTCTTGGACTTCGTAGTGACAGCCTTTACAACCACGCCAACCTTTGTGCCCTCACGCTCAATAAAGGCGAGCCTGGACAACTTCAAGCGGGTATGGCAGTAGAACTCCATAGCGTCGCCATTACCTGTCTTTTTCTTCGGAGCGAACGCACCGACCGCACCGAAGTTGCAGCGTGTCTGCGACACGATAATAAGCGAAAGTTTCTTGCGTTCCAAAGCCTTGTGCTTGTTTCGGAAAAAGTCCTGGGACAAGAACTTTGCGATTTGGGCACCATAGTCGCCATCGTCCTTGACTTCTTCGCCCTTTGCCTGCTGCTTTGCACGTTTGGCTTCCTTTTCCTTTTTGGTCTTGTCTGCCAAGCCGTCCAGGGAGTCCACGGCATAGATACCATACATATCTTCGGGCATCCAATTCAGCATATTCGTAAGTTTGCCGTCCATTTCTTCAACGGTTTCGGAGTCTTCAAATTTGAGCGGACCAATCTTACGGACTTCGGGGTGGATATTCACACCATACAGGCGTTCGGTCTTGAACGTATCGCCCGTTTCGCTGTCGTCGGATTCCCATACCAACTTCGCTTTCGGACCGCCCATAGCCCAATAGGTAGAGGCAATCATTTCGTTCTTAATAAAGGTCTTGCCCGCAGAACTATCACCCCAAATTTGGATAATAGCACCGAACGGCAAACCATAAACGTTCTTGTCGCCACCAATGAGCAAGTCAAGCAAATCGCTGCCCATTCTAACACGGGGTTCTTCCACAACCACGTTTTCTTTCTTTTTAGCCATAGTAATATCCTGGGTTAAAAAGGGGCGTTAGCGTGAGCCAACGCCCCCTCTATGTTTACGGGTTTAATTACTTCTTGCGAGCCATCAAGCGTTTGCACTTGTCGCACTTGGACCAAATGGCATCGGGACACTTGCTGCACAACGGTTGGTTTTCGCAGTCGGTCCCGAACTCATAACCATTCGGGCATTCGCCATCGGCAACTTCACGCTTCGGTGTAGTCTTCGCAGGCTGCTTGTCTTCGGGCTGTTCTTCGTCGTCAAACGGCATAGTCGGTGCGGGAGTTTCAGCACGGGTAGTCGTTTCCTTGGAAGTGTCCTGGTCCACGGCAGTCTTGCGAGAGTTGCGACGGGCAGCGGTGTAAGGGTCGCTGTCAAAGTCGGCTTCGTCAAGCGGTCCCTTGTCCTTCGGTTCGTTGTCACTGAAACGGGCAGGGGCTTCGTCCTGGGCGGGACGCTGACGACGGGCAGGTGCTTCATCCTGCGGTTCTTCGGCAGCACGACGACGGGGAGTGTTCACAGGTTCGTCGGCTTCAACTTCGTCCTGTGCAGGGCGACGACGGGTTTCTTCCTGGGCAGGACGCTGACGACGGGACGGGGTTTCGTCTTCTTCAACGTCACGTGCAGGGCGACGACGGGTGGTCGGCTGTTCGTCTTCAACTTCGTCCTGGGCGGGGCGACGACGACGGCTGTTCGGCTGTTCGTCACCATAATCCGACGGGGCGTTGTCACGGAAACGTGCAGGCGTGGATTCTTCGGCTTCGTCGGGCTGATTGTCAAAATCGGCTTCAACGTCGTCGGGGTCGCCATAGAGAGCGGATTTGAGTTGGTCGTAGGTCTTGATAACCATCATAGAATCAAGCGACGGGCACTTTGCGAGAACGGCAGGGTCAATTTCTTCCTTGCGTTCGTTGAACTCAAAGTTCGCAGCCTTCTTGAACTTCTTGCCATTACCCATAGATTCTTCGTTCACGTTGAACGAAACGACACGACCCTCTTCAATGGAAGTGTCGGCAAAGTTCACAATGCCCTTGCCACGCATACAGGCGGTAGCACGGTCCTGCAAATCCTTGGAGAAGACAGGGTGGGACACTTCAAAAATCTTCGGGTCTTCGCCCTTGTCATAGAATTTGTCGTCAAGTTCCTGGACGACGTAAACGCACTTACGCTTTGCAAAGAGTTTCTTTGCTTCTTCTTTCGTGCGGTTGTCCTTGTTGAGTTCTTCGGCACGTTCGCAAATCGGGCACGGCTTACCGAAGTTCTTCTTCAAGCACAGGTAATCGCCATTGTTGGGTCCAATGCGGGTATGAACCATCACGTCAAGCACGTAGTCAAGGTCGCCCACCATAACCTTTGCGGGGTTCGGTTCGCCATTACGGAGAAATTCGGGTTCGTCCTTTGTGCGAATGACTTCGGGGTGGTTCTTGGAAGAAATCTTCCAGGGAAGAATGTTAATGTCGTGATACGTGCCAGGGTCGCCCATCTTGAAGAATTTCAACTTGCAAGTGGCGTAGTTCATAAATCCCTGGCGGGACAAGCCACCGTTGGATTCACGGGTATCTGTTTGCTGTTGGGTGCGACGACCCAGGGACATACGGCTGCGGTCATATCCTGCCATATTGGACTCCTATTTGTTTTAGTTTGCTGTTTGCTGTTTATTTCTGTTCACTGTTCACTTGCCCCATAGGGACGGAGAATCCCGCAGGGGCGTTAATTCAATATAGCAACATAGCGTCAAAATTGCTATATGCCATACTGAAAACTTTGAATTACCTGCCATTCAAGCGTCTGCGGATAGCGTTCTGCGATTCGTCCGCAGCCCAATCGTCGGCTACGCCCTTGCTGCTCAACACGTTAGACTTGGAAAGCATCATTCGGACGGCACATTCAATCATAGACTTCTTTTGGTCCAAAGCCTTTACCTTGCCGTCCAACTTCTTAAATTCCTTTGTCTTTTCAACGATTACCTTACGCTGTGCTACCAGGCGGGGGTCGGACGCAACCAGGGCTGTGACTTCGGGGATTGTCAGTTTTTGCTTATTGGCTTCTGCGTCCTTGCGGATTTCAAGTTCAACTTCGCCCTCCATTCGTTTGAGGGTGTCCGCTGCTTCGTCACGCTCCGCAAGAGCATCCACCGCCAGGTCGCTGTAATAGGCATACAGGGACGACTGCATAGCCACTGCGGGCTGCAAATCCATAAAGTCAATTTCCAAGTCGGGGTCAATCGTATTTATGGAAAAGTTATAGTTCCCGTTCATAAGGGTTCCTTTTGTTTAAGGGTTAATCAAATAATGGACGTGACAGGGGTTGAACCTGCAACCAACGGGTTATGAGTCCGTCGCACCAACCATTGTGCTACACGTCCGACCATATTTTACTTCATAGACCTGTAAGCAGCCAGGACAAGACCAGGGAAGCCCGTGTCATAGGTCGGGATAGCAAATTCCTCCATAACACGGCAGATACGCTCGCTGCCATTTTTGAGCATAATGGAAGTGCAGTAGCCCAGGACACCACGACGGACGGTTTCAGCGTCCACCTTGCCTTTCATTTCACGCAGGATTGCATTGATTTCTTTCCAATTCGGCTTACCCGCACAAACGGCACGGCAGAACTCCAAGGTGTTCGGGTCGTCTTCAAGACCGCCCTCCAGGGTCTTCAACTGTGCTTCAATGTCGTCGGGGCTAGACATCACTTTTTCAAGGGCTTTCAAGGCAGCACGGGGCGAGCCGTCCGCAAATTCAATGATTGCAGCAAGCACCCTGTCGTCCACGTTGAACTTTTCAACTTCGGCAGTGCGAAGCACCAACTTGCCCAACTG